AAACTGCACTTGTTCAACATCGTCAAAGGTGCGCCCATCAACAGCAACCTCATTCACATTGCAGAGCGTGTCAACGAACTCTGGGTTGTAGACTGTCGTTTCAGTGCCGCCGTGATAGATTGTTACCTTACTCATCGCTACCGTTCTCTAGTTTCTCATTAATCTTAGTCTTTGCGTCACCCATCATGCACCAAAACAAGTCACTATCAGGGAATCGGTGGGTGTGCCCTTCAAGCAAGGGTTCATTTTCTACGTCACTCATGTCTTAGTCACTCGGTATCGTACCAGACACGAACATACTCACCGGGTGCATCAACAACAATGCGTTGAATAAGCGCATCATCCGGGATTGCATCTGTGTCTTTCAGCACATCGTTAACAGACTGGAAGCACTCATCAAACGGCGAGATAGGTGCTTTTACTTGCGTTGTATCCGGTGGACCAGATGCTTCCGTGAATTTCTCTCGCACTGCATTATTTATCGTCTCTGTGTCTATGTCAACTGTTACGTCTGATTGTAGTACCATGATTACTTACTGTGTAGTGCTTTCCCCAGTGCGTATGTAATATCCTGTGAACGCTTGTATTCTTTGAAAAAGATGTCCTTGTCTATCATCTGGTCTAACTGCCCTTCGTGGTAGAGTAACCGAAAGGTTTGGACATAGTTAGACAGGACACGAACAAGGTCAGCTTGTTGGAGTATATCCGAAGTATGCGTTGTATCTGCATTGCCACACTCACACCCTAATCCAGTGCGTGTGATTTGCTCAATTGAATACTTGTCTGTGTGGCTATCTCTTAGTACGTCCGTCGCTTCTGGCGTGCTATCCTGAAACCCGATGACTGCATCCGTGATTGGTCTATGGCCGGTTGCCTCTGTTGCGTCTATCTCTATCCCGGAGTCGCCTTGTATGAGTTCTGCCCCGTTCTCTAACAGGACTGCCTGCATGCTCTGGCGTTTGTGCTCCCACTCTTCACTCGGTGGGTCGATCTGCTTGAGTATAGCTGCGCAGGTTCCGCACAAACGATGGTCGTGTTTCAAAATGTTCTGTGCGCTTGAACCCTTCTCGCGATAGAAGCACTGTTCTGAACAGTATTGTGCATCAAAGCCGGTTGTATAGTTGTCTTCGCAGTGCTTGCACTGTGTCTGCTTGTGTTTGGATACAGCCATGACTGAGTGTGCAACACCACCAGTAGCGGTGTTACCAAAAGGTGCTTGCCATATACTCATACCTACACCGACTAAAACGTACCGATTATGTTATAGGGTTGCCGCTATATCTCCGAACCCCACAGTGCGTGTTTTTCCTCACAGACTGTACACTCAACCCTCACTAAATTAGGACTCTCACTAAGCACGGTAGCGAAGTGGCCGTATCTACACCGCTGCTGGTCTGCATTGTTAATATACCGATGATTGCCGTTCATGGTTATCTGTATGCTTTGGATACCCTTAACAGCACCGCAAATATATTAGAACGAGTCGTCAAAGAACATCGCAAGTGTGAATGTATATGCAGCAAGAATGAAGAGAACTATAACAACACCAGTTATTAGTTCCTGTACTATTAGGCCTGCTGAAGCCGCATCTGCTGGTTGTGTGTTTCCAGCAAACCAAACCGCTCCTGCTCCGACTAAACTAGACCCAGTGATAATGACTGGTTTCATTCCAGCGCTTACTGCCCCTGCAAAGGCTTCCCAGCGGTCTTTGACTGTTGCCTTCGCCGCTTGTATCCGCATGGCTTTCGGTACATCATTGCACCCGTTACAGAGATGTTTTACTGCCACTGAGTTGTCTGAGAGTCGTGCTGTTGGGTTTGCTACACCCTCAAAGATACCTACGGTGTTGATATCATCTTCGTCAACCACGACTCCGCAGTGGTCACACTCATATTTTGTCTGTTCCTTCTCGACGGTTTCGTAATCTGTGACTGTTATTTTACTCATTGTTTAGTCATCGTATGTGGTCCGACAGTTCGGGCAGTAATTGTCTCCCCACAAGAGGTTTGCACACTGTGGACACGTCGTTCCGCTGGTGAAGTCAATTGCCATTGTCTTGTTTCTCCAAGTAGTACGCAATCGTTATCAGCACTAACGAGAGGAAGCCAGCACCGTAAATACCTATCCCCGTTGGTGCATACCCTGCCCCTATCCAGTAGCCAGCCACAACGCCGTAGATGTACGCTGCTGTCTTGCTCATTGTTTTGGGTCGTGTTTGTCTATGAGTTGTTCAATCTTCGGAGCCACCCAATCAAGCGCATGAGCACCACCGCGCTCATACTCACTAATGGGTTCAGGACGCTGTAACGTTTCATCCGCCTCTTCGTATAGTTCTTCAACTAATCCTTCCAACTCACTCGCTGGCACTGTCGTTTTCTCTCCTGTCGGGATTTCCTCAGTCATTCTTTCACACCCCAACTAAACCGACAGTCAACACAGATTTCGCTTCTATTCCGTGGCCGCAAGCGAGACTCTACCGATACCATCTCACCATAGTAATCCATACCACACGGACAGGACTGTGTACTAGTCATTGATACCCTCCGTAGCTTGCACTCCCCTTCCTCTCTGTTACGTGTGTCTCACAAAGCACTCCGTTATCTATTGACGGGATCGGATGGACTTTTGGCCCATCAACTGAGACACTATCCCCACATATAACGCAGTAATCATTGCTGTGTGGGTTCGTCATTTGAATACACCCCCTGAACGATTCCAATCGGTTGGGGAGTCCGAAGCCTCTCCGCTTATTTTCCCCTTCGCAGCACAATTGACACATTCATACGTTTCTTTGAACTGCCCCTGTTCGGTCCCGCCTTCCTGTTCGAGCATTTCAACAGCATTACCACACTGTTCACAAGGCATTAGTCTTGCTCCTCTGGCCGCTCATCGCACAGCATCATATGACGGCGCTTTCGTTTCTTATCGATACGGTTATAGTTGCCATTGAATCTATGGATTATCAACTTGTTGCAGTATGGACAGCGCATTATTCTCCCTCGCTTGGCTGTGTTCCCCGAAGGGCATTCACCGTGTTCTTGTCTCCAACAGCCAGAACAGTCGCGTGGAGCTTTTCAGCCGCTTCCTCTGGGTCGTCTGCCTTCACCTTAATCTTGATTTCGTCTTGATCGCGGGTGCCAGTTCCCCGTTTGATTTTGGTATTCAGTACGATCTTATCAGCACTTTCGTTTACGTTGTGGTTTTTGTCCGTCATTAGTCCATTACCTCCTGAGACTCTGCATACGATTGTTGGATGTCATACAGTGCATCAATCACACCATCCATCTGTTCGCCGTCTAACGCTATCTCTGTGGTGCTATTCGCTGTTGATAGTTTTAGTTCTACGTGTGTTTCATCCGTTCCTAGTGGCGGATCGCGGTATTTCTGTTTGACGTATAGCGTAGCGTCCGTATCATCATCTTCCATAGTGAGACGGTCCTGTTCAACTTCGCTTCGGGCTGTGATTTGCTCAAACACTGTTTGTATCATTCTTGCACCTCAACCGTAACGTCAAGTAGGTTTTCCATGTTCTCACCGAACACTTCCAGCGGTTCATCTGCGTTCTGTGCGTGACTATTGATTTCGCCCATGACTCTTGCAACCGATGAGTAGCTTACTGGTACCATTTGCGTTATCTCCTGTAGGTTGTAGTTCATCGCTCTGTACGCCATGATTTTGGCTCTGATTTCTGGTGTTACCTGTGCCATTAACCCCTGCGTTTGCTGGCAGGGACAGCCCCCAGTGAGAGGATACAATGGTTACGATTCAGTTGAATTCCGTCCAACGTAGGTCAATCTGACGTGCCGTTTTGAAGAACACGTCATCTTCCCCGTCTTTCTCTACATCCCGGAGTTCGATACCCTCTCGCGTGCCACCAAGTCCGCGCGTTGCTTCGGTATCAACGACTTCGCAAATCTTGAGCCCGTCCATCGTTAGTTTGTCGCCCGTTTCAAGTTCGTCTGCAATGTTTCGCGCCATATTAATACAATATAGCCCTTTGCACTTATAGTTTGTGGTTCTCTGTTGCTACAACTGTCGGACTGCCTCGAAGTCCACCAGTTCGGCAATCATCGCATCAACCGTGTCTTGTATCACGAGTTCGTCAACGACACACCGGATGGCATTATCGCTGATGTTCTCACTCGCTTGCACTCTCCAACACTCCTTAATCTCTGTCCGTGGATTGACCGTCTTGGTTGGCAGTTCGGCTTGCATTGTTAGTTCTCTGGCGGGTACTCGTTACCGGTCTCAGTGTCTTTCCACCAGTTGCACCCTTCGTCGTTATTGTTTAGACACAGTATCTGGTTCTCTTTTCTATCTCTCACGGTTTCGCTTCCGCAACGGGGCAATCTTGTGCCATGTTAGTTCTCCTCCGCCAGCAGGTCGTTTGCAACGCTCATGCCCTTGTCCGTTATCTTGACCGCGCCCCTACCGTGTGGATTCGCCATGTCACTATCAGCGTCAACCGTCAGTAGACCGGCCTTGATGCATCGGTTGACGATTCGATAGCCGAAGTCTTGGCTTCCGTTGGGGCCGACAGACTTGGCAAGCTGGTTTTTACTCGGCATCTGCCCACGCTGAGACATGAGTTTGATAGTCTGTTGCATCTTTGGGCCGAGTCGGTCGTTTTCTTCGGTAACGTGGTATTGCTGTTGGTGTCCGTACATTGTTTTAGGCCACCACCGTACCGCTTCCGTGAATCGGAACATTATCGTCAGTCGTTTCCATGATGCGCACTTCATCAACTTCACCAGACTTTCCAGCGTCACTGTATGATATCGTGTCAGTCCCGAACCCGCTGATAACACACTCATCACCCCATGACTCATCGGTACCCCGGATTTCGGTCATGGTCGTCTCTTCAACGGTGAATCCGGCTTGCTGCGTTGCGCCCCCAAGCGGACAGTCGTTCACAATTTCAACTTCAACGTAGTCGCCTTCGGACACATCGGATAGGTTCTTATCTTGCATTGGTTCGCACCTATCTAAACAATATGCCGGATGTATAATAAAGCTTGTGGTTCCTACTCGTCTAACTCCTGCAGTTTCCTCGCTATCGCTTTCTTGATTTCTGTATCCACGTCGCGTTTGTGTGCCTCTTGATGGTACGAAAGTGCTCTATCATACTTCCGTATCCCCCTGATTACTGGGATTGGATTTACATCATTCTCTTCGGACAGGAATCTGCCCGCTTCGGATTTATAGCTCCTCCCGCCTGTGTTACTCTGGTGTGTGCTTACCATGTTAGCTCACCCGGAATTTGTCTGTTCGTGGCTCATAGATTTCTCCTTGTTGCTTGAGTTTCTGTATCTCATACTCAATCTTCTTGTCCTTGATGCCTGTGAGTCTGTCCTTTATCTCATCTATCGTTGCCGGATTATCGCCTTCTAACTGCCTGATTGCCTCTTGCACATTCTCAATACGGTCTTCCTGTGACTCGGGTTTTGCGTTCGTGATTGCTTCCCCATTCCGATAGTCGGCGTTCATTGACCCATCCGTTTCATATATATCACCCATCATTCCTCGGATCACGTCGACTGCTATCCGTGCATCATCTTCCGTCACTTCGTCTCGAAGGTTCATCCGTGCATGAGCCTCCGCTAGCCTTGCACCGCCCGGCAGTTCCCTTGCTGTTATTGGGACTGTTCCATTGTCGCCCCAGTCTTTCGTCCGTTCGTGCTCGTAAAATTCAATAAAAACTTCTTTCGCTTCGTCAGACAGTCGTGGCTCTAACGACTTTGCATGAGCCACCCATGCCCGGATAGTGTCTGGTTGTACTGGCACATCTATCACGTCTTTGTCGCTCTCACCGGCAGATTGCCATCCATCTAACGTTGCCTCTGCTACTGCCCGGTCTTTCTCTGCATCTGGTTTGTCACGTAGTGTGTGGATAATATCAAACCGGCTAAAGAGTGCTGGGTCAACGTCAATTTCCTCAATGATGTTGCTATAATCACCGAACCGACCGCTTGACGGGTTGGCCGCTGCTATTAGGCCCGTTTCGGTCTTGAGAGTTGCCTTCATTCCTGCTTTTGCTGTGTGAATTCGCTGGCTCTCAAGTGCTTCATGTAAGTTATCAGCACCGTTTTCCATTTTGTCGAGTTCATCAACGATTGCATGACCACCGCTTGCCCGTGGAAGCATCCCCGGCTTCAAAACCCATTGACCACCTTCAGTTTGTTCTGCCGATGCTGTAAGCCCGACACCTGTTGAGTCGGTCCCTGACAGTCGCTCTATTCGTGGGCTGACGCGTTCAATGAAGTTAAGAATACTCGACTTGCCAGTAGCCGGATCACCGACCATGAGAAAATGAATGTCACCCCGGTAGGTTGACCCATCCATGTTGGCCTTTCGGTAGCCGCCAAAGAGGTATAGCAACGCCGCACGCTTGATGTGGCGGATTCTTTGACCACCTGCGACGTTTGGAGCAAACGATTTAATCAAACGCTCTAGCGTATCTTCTACATCCGCATGAGATTCAATTTCATCCTTGTATTCACTCATGTCAATATCTTGCCCGACAGTGTTCTCAAACTCCAAGACGTGAGCATTGACATAGGAGCTGAACATCGGTTTCGTATTCCGACCGCGTGTATTCGACATATCTCGCTTGAGGATCCCATGCACAACTACGCGCTCACCAGCCATGCCTGCAAGACTCCGGTCCGATTCGGAAAAGGCTAAATCATCTTCAAGGTAGACCGTGAGTGATTTACCATTCCCGCTTGCTTCCTCTGGGGGCTGTTTGATCTTCATGACCCGCAGGTCAACCATTTCCGACTTTTCCGGTACGAGTTGCCATGACGGTTTACCACTACACCCTGTGTTAGTACACGTGTCCGGCTCTATAATCTCATCACGCGGTTGTGGCTCATCATATCCCGACCCGCACTTCGTACACGCGAAGTGAGCGGTTTTCATGTATTCTGTTTGTTCACTCACACGTTCAATTTGACCGCGAATGGCAATGTATTGGCCCTTATGTTGTTGTCGAAGGTCTCCAATCTGTAGCTGTTCGTTCTCAGGGAGACGCACGCGAATGTGAGCGTTTGAATGCGTATCACTCTGCAACCCTATATCAATTGGTAAGTCCGTGTTATAGAGCGCCTCATGTAAAATTGACAGATAGTCGGGTGTGTTGTTTCCGCCTTTAGGTATCTTCTTGAACGAGTCTGCAAGTTCGGAGTCAAACCGATACAGGTCCATCCAGTCAATGACAAGTGACCGCTGTTCCTTGGGATACTTGTTTGCAAGGCTCCCAAGTTCGTCCCGATAGTAGTCTCGGTAAAACGTTACCAAATCATCTACTAAGTCTGCCGTTCCGATCTTTGCAGCGTTACTCATTGTCTTCCGTGAGTGGTTCTTTAGTCATCTGCTGTGCCTCTGCCGCCGTCACGAATTGTGTATTATAGACAGTTGCGTCCATGCTTCGAGCAATTTCTTTAGCGTCTTTGATTACGTCTTTGGGTGCCTTTTGTTGATCTGTGGCAAGTTCCTGAACTCTGTTATGGTCTTCCCATAGGTGCGTTCCGTTCTCTATTAGAGAGTCTATTAGAGCATGAAGTTGCTCTTTGTAGTCGGGTCGTGCTTCCGCTCGCTTTTCCCCTCGTTGCTCGTATTCTTGCGCTAGACGCTCTTTTTCCTCCGCTTGTGACCGGAGCCCATTTGCCTCTGCCCGGAGCCTATCAGCCTCCGCTCGCTCCAATGTTAGATCCCCCTCGCCTGTATATGCAGACTCTAATAGAGAGTTTACGACTTCGGATTTGTTTCGTGGCAAAGACTCTAACCACTCGTCATACCGCTTCTCAACGTAATATGAGCAGGTTTCCTTCTCACTCATACACGACCACTCCAACAGCAGACTTACAGTCTAATAGATTCTCTATTATTCTAATAGACAAACTAGTGTTAGTGTAATAGTGTAGTGTAGTAGTGTTAGTCACGGCGAACCACCTTAATCGGATTCTCATCCATTGCTTCAATCCAGCAGGTACGGCATTCCATCTTACCGGTTATGTCCTTGTACACCATCCCATACTGCCCCCAATGTATGTATAACTCAGTCACGCAATCAAGACAATACCAAGCCCCTTCATATCCTTGTTTTGCCGCCTTCACACGTGCTCTATTAGAACACTCAGACATACCACATTCAAAGTGAGTGCTTCGCTCTCCGGTTTCGTCTGTCACTCCCAACTTTTCATAGAACCGCTTGTCGTATAGCGCTTCAATCTTCCTGTGGCAACGGTCGCACAATGCAACAAGGTTCTCCCGACTGTCGCTCCCGTTGAAGCGTTGCGGAACAATATGATGCACCTCAATGTCGTTCCGCTTGGGACAGAAGTAACACCGGCTTGTATCGGCCTTGTCTCTGTATTCACTCATTCCCATCCCTCCGGCGTTTTCCGCGCCATCTTGATACTCCGTTGTTCGGGACAGTCACATCGGAGTGCCAGCGTTCGATCTTCTTGTCTGATTAGCTCTACCAACGCATCGCACTTATCGCATCGGACTGTGATTTCGGTCATGGTTGTATCTCACAAGTCCAACGACGGGAGAGGCGCGCACCAACACGCTTAAGACAACAGAACCACAATAACCAACTGTCCTACGGTTGGCGGGGCGGTTCTCCCGTCGTCTTTCTTGCTTGCTATAGCCTTATCGCCGTCTATACAAAAAGGTATTGATTGCTCCACTCCAACAGATATAAGGTATCGTAGCCACAAGGCAAAGATGGCTTAGGACGGGCTCTTCAGAGCCTACCTTTTTTGAGAGTTACTCAAGCGACACAACCACTGTGTTCGGCCCCTTTTCTCTAATGATATGGCCGGCGTCAAGTATCTTCTCATAATCCTCATCTGAGACAGTAATCCGAACATCCTCGGCACTCTGTCGCAAGAGGATATCTTTCACTTGAACTGATTGAGTGTACTGTTAGGGTTGTTCTCTCGACTCTTGCGGAGTTGCACGGCGGCGTATAAGTAAGACACCCAACGCTGTGTCTCCTGAAGCCAGCTATCGCAGACGGTGCAAGATTTAGCCTCGCACGTTTGGACGTGAACCGTTGTCTGAGCGGCTTGTTGGATACAGTTAATGCAACTATCCCGATAGTGGCCGGCGCTGTTCTTACTGGTTATCTCGGCCCCACAGTCACACTCTGGCATCACTTATCACCAACGTCTGCTAACGTTTGTTGCTTAACCCACCTTGCCCGCCAATAGTCACAGTCTTGGCAATCTTCAACGACTGTGTGTCCATGCAGGTCGGATGGGAGTTTTTCGCTCACTACCTCATGTGTTTCTGGACACTCAGGCATTACCACCACCCCTCATTCTGCCCTTCCCAGTCGAGACATTTAGGACACCGAGCGGCCCTATCATGTTTTGATAGGAGGATCGCGGCCACAGCGTCTTTCTCACAGCCTGCTATGTCACACTCAGGCATTACTCTCACTCTCCGTGCAACTGATGCAAATCTCTGTATCCATTTCTGTCCGTATCTTGTGGCCGCACTCTATGCATTTCATGCTGTGAACTCCGGGTCGCTAATCTTTTTGTAGAGGCTATTATCGCCGTTCGTATGGGTTTCTGTCCCTTCGCAGGTCTGACACAGTTCCCACCCATCAACGGGTTCCTCTCGACTGTAATAGCCGTCTGGATCGTCTGGTAAGTGCCTACAATCCTTGTCTGTGTGGTAGATTCGTTTATCGCCGCCAACTGTGCTCATTGGCGTGTGGTATATCATTGTTCTGTTGGGATGTAGCCTAACGCCGCTTCAACGGCTTCCGTCCAACTACCAAATGTCCGTGAAATTGTCCATATGCTTGGACTGATGTTCATACCTGCATACTGGTTCCGTGTGAGCGTTCCATCTACCTCTTTTTCTGCCCGCTGGATAGCCTTGATGACATCTTCCTTGTCTGTTGCCGGCGCGCTCGAATCGGGAGATTGCTTACCTGAGGCAACACGTAAGCAATTCTCACACCAGTCATTGTAGCCAAGCGGGTAAACAGCCACGTCAACTTTTCTAGTGTTAACGTCAGCGCCACACATGATTTCCCGTTCCTGATGGGGTATATGCAGTGTTTTATCCGCTTGGCTTGCTGTGTTAACTCTGATTTCTGGGTTAATCCGTCGTAGGAACTCCCGCTTTGCCTCTGTCATATCGGTTAGGTCATACTCGACGTATTCCCATGTTGTGACAGCGTTACAGGTTGTGCAAGCGTTTTTAATCCTCGTGGCTTCGTTGGTCCGTTTGGTCTGGAACTCTGCGATTGTCTCACAGGACTTGCACATATAGTCTTTCATAGTTGCTCCCTGACGTATTCCACCGCTTCCATGCCATCCATCGGGATTTCAGCCGCGTTCAGGACAAAGCATTCACGGATCGGGAGGTTTTCTACATACCGTTTGATTTTGTCCTTGATAACCTCCTGTGTCGGACTGGTTTCAATCTCGACAGCGATGCAGTCCTTTTCGGCATTTGCGTAGCCAAGCATATCTATCTCGCCTTCTGGTACTTCTACCTCGCTATCGTATCGGTAGCCACGTTCTTCTAAGACGTGAGCAACGGCAAGTTTCCCGAGTTTGTGCTTGAAGGTTTCACTCCCGTGGTTTGGCTGGATAACATCGCGTTTGTCAACCCTGACACCAGCGTTTTGAAGGGTACGGCGTTGCTCGTACTCGTTCCGTTCTCTCTTGGTCATAGCAGGCCCCTTTCGCCCATCTCTTTTGAGACGATGTGATGTAGTTGATGCACTTGCCTGTCGGTCAGATTATGTGTGTTTTTCATCAGTCGGCTGATAGCCGCCGCGTCAGCATGGTTGTTCACACTGTCAACGTCTGGCGATTGGCACACGCCGGTATGGTCTGTCCGCTGACAGTGGCGCTTTACTTTAGCCTTTGATTCGTCTTGATAGCCACAGTGTCGACACCAATAGACGACTGGTGGCACGCCTTCTAAGTCTTGTTTTGTCATTGCACTTGCTCCTGTTCGATAAAGTTGGTCGTATTACAATTGCTACACCGAACCCTACGGGCTTGTCTCCCGGACAGGTCTTGTGTCCCCGCACGCACGGGTTCGCTATACGTGACTTCTTCACAGTTCCGGCACTCTGTAGCGAAGATTGCAAGTTCAGGCATTGTCTTCCTCCGTGATACTCTCTAAGAGGGTGGCCGTCACTTCCTCAAGCGGTTTGTTCTCCTTTGCCGCACGCATACGCAGTGTTTCGTGTGTTTCGTCGTCTACGTCGGCTTTGACATACACCATACATGGTTAGATACTACCTCTTAGACCATAAAACCTCGGTACTATCAGTTCAGTCGGTACTACTAAGTGCATGGCCCACACAGAGTTAGGTGTAATGGCGCTACACTGCAACCACGAAAACTGCGACGGGGCAACGAGCCTGCAAGACACAACTGAACGGGATGAGAACGTCCTTGTCGAGAAATATGAGTGTGAATTCGGCCATGTGTTCCACGAAACTGTGAGCTTAGCATGAACATCCAATACTACGTTAAGACGGTCACGGGCCACAGAGTGCCGTTAGACAAGCGACTTGCGCGGTTCTACGCACGACGTGGGGCCGACGTGTACGGTGAACTACAATGACACATAACCCAGACGTGCCAGCGCCGTTAGCGCATAAAGAACGAGTTGAGTACGCAAGCATGAGGATAGATGATGAGTTTGTCGTGTTTGAACGGCAGAACCCTCAGGCATGGGTGCAATCAGATACGACGGTGCCAATAAAACAATGACTGACCGAAAAACCGACAATACCGGGGAAATCGGACTTAAAGACATAGGGGATATTGGCGTGCCAAAGGCAGAGAAAGAGTCGTGGACAGCAGTATCCAAGCGTCTTGGAGAGTCCGACTCCGCACCAAATCAGGAGACAAACGAATGACAGACACAGTACCGCTCGAAGTTGAGTTTGACGAACATGGAGAGCCGACGCAGATTAGCTATCATCACATGACGTTCGGACTGATGAAACTCTCTGTTGAGTCTGGCGTGGCCTCGCTCAGCGCCAAGTGGGATAGGTTGGGCGACAAGTCGCTGAAGGACGGATATGAACGCTGGGTCTCGACCGGGGACGTTCTCCGGTCTGTGCAACAACTCCCGTTCATCAACGAGGTCCGGGCCGACTCCGCCCAGAATCAGACAACTACGGAGAGCGAACAATGAGCAAGACCAAACCACAGATGATAGAAGCCAGTATCGACCCCGAACCGTTCGCGCAATACCTCAACGCAGTCAGCGGATTAGTCGACGAGGCGAAGGTTCACATCGGCCCCGACGGCCTGCGGACTGAAGCGGTCGACCCGGCGAACGTCGCCATGGTCGCCGTCGAATTGGACGCTGACGCCTTCGAGACCGCGCCGACGACGGAACACACCTTCGGGGCATACATCACGCGGCTGCTGGACATCCTGCCGCGTGAGTACGGCACTGTCGACCTGACGTATGACCCGAACCAGCAGAAACTCGACATCCGGGCCGGGCCGTACAGCTACACGTACAACGCGCTGGACCCCGAGAACGTCCGCAAAGAGCCGGACCTGCCAGATATGGATTTGAACTTTGAGGGCACTATCAACAGCGATTTGCTGAAAGAGGCGATTGAGTGGTTCGACCACTACACGACGCACGTTCGGATGGGGTACGATCCCGTCGACCAACGGTTCTGGATGGATGCAATGGAACGCGACCGAAAGGGCGACCCTAAGACCGACGACGGTGGGTTTTCGCTGGACCGTGCCCAGCTGGACGGCGTCGAACAGGTCGGCGAAGCGAACTCGCACTTTTCGATGGACTACCTCAGGGAGCGCGTTGATGTCTTTCCCGAGGACACACAGGTCACGCTTCGCGTCGGGAAAGAGTTCCCGATGAACATGTTCTACGGCATCGAGAACGGTGAAGTTGAGTTCATGATGGCCCCGCGAATCCAGAGTGATTAAAATGAGCTACGTAACCGACAACGAGCCCGAAGCGGCTGAAAATGTGGAGGGCGGACAGTGAGCGAAACCATCGATTTCGGATTTGCGGAGGGAGACACAGTGCTTGTCCGCGTTCGAGAGAACGGGACGAGAGGAAACATCGTGTGCAAGTTCGAGGCCGAGTGTGCCGACATATCAGGCCGCGGCCCGGGGTCAAAGGTCGCACGCTTCCCGCTCCCGTTTGGGACGATGAACACGGTGACTATTCGCCCCTATGAGGCCGAGTTTGAGATTACCGATACTGGAACCGTAGCGGACGGAAATGTGAACGGAGGTACCGATGGCGACGACTGACGATGACTGTCCACGCTGTGGCCTCCGTCTTGAGGAGTCCCCAGCCGCCGATGCGTCGGTCGAGTGTAACCGATGCGGTTTCTATGTCTACGAACACGCGGAGGTAGACCTACCACCGATGTGGCGCGAAGAACCGCAACTGGCCGACCAGCTGGGACTGTCTCGACTGTTCGCACATCTTGACGGGCCGGGATTCATCGGCGTCAAAGGCGACACTGTCGAGCTGGTCCGTGCCGACCTGAAGGCTGGCGAGGAGGCCGACCCCGAAGAATACGATATCATCGACAGAGACGAGCGGGCAGAGCGTATAGAACAACTCGCACAGACCTACAACGATGAGTACTCCGAGAACGGCGAAGACTCGGCCAGAAATGTAGGTGGTGGCAACTGATGATGTCGCTCGGAATGACCTTCCCGTCGCCTACGTGCGGAGGCTGTGGCGGTCAACAGCTCAATCCAGATGCGATGTACTGCGAGTACTGCATCCACGAACGCGCGCTTTGGAGGCTCGAAGAACGGCTGTCCGATACCAGCACTAACGAGGACAACAATGAGTAAGAAGAATGACTAACGCATGGGATAAAGTAGACGGTATCAGCAATCGACAGCCAGCATATTGCCCCTACTGTGGCGAATCAGATGGTGGCTTTGACGGTCAAGGACACACCAAAAAGGGATATCAACACCGCTGTGGAGAGTGTGGACAACAGTTTATAACTATCCTCCCGGAGACTGACGCATGAACGACTGGATTGTAAGAGACGTTGACACAGGCGATGAGTGGCATAAAGATAGTCGACAAGAATGCGAACAGGCCGTTGATGAGTTCGGGAGTGTCCGTGACTTAGAAATCATCTCTCCGGACAGTGAAGCCTCTAATGGGGCCGAGCGAACAGCCGATGCAAACACTACGGAGGTAGTTGAAACACCTACTGCAAAAGAACCAGATGTGCGGAATCCAGAGAAACTGTCAGAGAACCCTATACAGTTTCTTGAAAAAGTTAACACAGACTTCGTGAACACAATCAAAGGCAAGCCTGCTATATCAAAACAGGGCTTTCGGTTCATCCAACGAGAGTTTGAGATAACAACCGAAAGCGAAGTTGTCCAGTGGTCAGAAGATCCACTGGGATGTGTTGTGTGGGCAAAGGCAGAACTTGATGATGGGTACTCGGCAGAAGCACACGGCGAAGGCTATCAGTTTGAATCGGATGTATCGGATAACGAATTCGTGAGGTACGCCGACACACGCGCCAAAAACAGAGCGATTAGTGACCTAACAAGTGCCGGAGCGCTAGCCGTGTCAGAACTCACGGGAGAATAATGAGTTACGAGAGAACCACAGCCGAGTGTGAGTATTGCGAGCAACGGTTTATGAGTAAGGATATCGCTCGACAGCATGAGTTAGTCTGTGAGGAACGAGAATGATACATACAGCAGAATTAGACTTAGAACAGTTTGGCCAAGATGATGTAGAGGGGCGACCGGAGCAATTCTGGCTTGACGTGTTTAACTACTGGGTCAATCATGGGTATCCTATAGACAGTCTCTTAGAGGCACATAGCGTTATCCACAAGAAACAGGACAGTGAGGATACTGCCCACGTCGTCTTAGAAGTGCAAACCCTCTCAAAGCCAAAGGACATGGCTGATATCGTTGCTGATGAAACAACGATGTTTGCCTGCGACTGTAAAGGATATCAGTATCATTACTCCGTTGACTTAGACGAAAAACGGCTACCAGACTGGGGCTATTGCCCACATATTGATGCAGTTGACCCAACAGTCAAAGCACAGAATAGTGAGAGTCAGCGAACGCTATAGATATCTCTAAGCGTAGCCCAAAAGACTATTTTACACGTCTTAAAATGCGAATCAGGCGGTCAGTAGGCCCGCGAAGGGGCGGGATAAGCCGCTCTACTGCCTGTTTGGTCTTTCGTCTGCTGTTGAAAGTTCAAAAGAGGTCGTTCTCGAAGCAGTCCTATACGTCGTAGTCGCCGTGTCGGCACATGTGCCGGACTGCCTCTCCGAGCGTGGAGTAGTCGTATTCCTCCTGGACCTCTTCAGCTTTGCTGTGGACTGGGTCGGGCACCTTGACGCTCTTCGTCATCGACCAGCCGTTGTGAGTCGATTCCTATCAGTGTTTGCCGACTTGAATAAACTTAGTTACTCAGCGTTAACGCTGAGCAGTACGTCCGCGTAGTTTTCAGGTCAGATTTTGTGATTTGGCCGTTGTGTCTGTCTCAGGATTGACTAAACTGGACCCTGTGGTGCTTCATTCCGATCGATGATATACAGCCCGTCGCCCGATCCGTCTCCGGTGTCGGTAAACTCGACCATCGTCCCGGCGTTGTAGGCTCCCTGCGGCTCCTCTGCATTCGCCGCTTCAGTGGCTACGTCATTCACCCGGGTACGGGTCCCGGAGTCGCTGACAAAGCTATCGAGGGCTGCCTCGCGGGCGTTCGGCCACTCGATACTCACGTCCGAGGCGTTCGCTCCAACCGTGATATACGGCGCATCAGCCGTGCTCATGCCCGCCATGAGCGAGTGGAGGGTAACACCGTCGCATCCGTCCACGTTGGCAAGGTCGCCGGTCCCGACCGCTTCGAGCGCGAGATTCCGGAACTCCATAGCCCGGCAGTTGTTACCGGCGGAATTGGACACGTTCACCACGTCCACAGCACCCCCAGCGGTGAGCTTCTCCCCGGTCACTCCCTCCAACGATTTCGAGCCTTCCGTATCGAGGTCGAGTAGGGGTCCAGTGTGGAGACGTGTGTGGAACAACTTGCCAAAGTGGCAATTTTTGACAGCTCGCCCCCGAATTGCTGCGGTAGACCCGTTAACGCGGCAGTTCTCGACATTTACATCCGTGACTGTGTTGCCAGAGTCGTGCCGAAGGTCAAACTGCACCTTCGCCTCACCGCCGCCGCCGTGGTGGCAGCGCACGATGTTCGTGCCCTGATAGCCAAACTCGCTGCCGGTCATTTTCGCCGGGTCGAGTGCAATAAAGGAATCCGCAATCCCGCCGCCAGCCCCGTCGCGGTAATTCATATCTCGGAACGTGCAGCGAGTCCCAGCCGCGAGGGCGATTATATCCCCGACCGTGTGACCGTTGAGGTTGAAATTGAACCCAGCCATCTCGAAGTAATTGAGCTTCGTGGACTCACCGAGGAGAACCCCGGTCGATAGGTCGGCCTGGAACCGGACGGGGATGTGACCCCACCCAATGAGGCGGGCGTTCGCGTTCTGGTCAATCTCGATCGGGGTTTCGAGGTCCCAGTATATCTGGTCAGAGCGCGGCATGACAACGACAGGGAGCGGGCTGCCCTCGGTATCTGGAGATCCGGTGAGGGCTTTTTGGTCGGCAATAGCATCCGAGACCGCTGCCCCGAGGTCGGTCCCGCGATCGTCGGTCACGACAGCGGCGTTGTTTAGCATCTCTGTGCTGAGCGATTGGAGACCACTAATCTGCCCGCTTGTTTTCTCGACAGCCCTGTCGCTAAACCAATTACTACCGTCGCTAAACAAGTCTACATACGTTCCATCAACAGTCAGCGTGATACTGCTATTACTGCCGGGGTTGATATTCTCTGTTCCCTCAGTCTGGATTGTGATAGTGTTAGTACTTGCACTCTCTCCCGTATCTATAATCCTGATTTCTCGGCCATCAACAGCATCGTTTGAGGCTAACGTGACTGTGACCGCCCCAGTGCTTGAGTCAACATAGATGTACTGCTCTCCACTCGTGAGATATGGACTGTTAGCATTGCCGATGCTCGTTGGACTCGTCGTGAGGCTGTCGCCGTCAATTGTCGTTGTCATAGCTCTAAATTGCTTGTTACGTCACTTCTGGTTGCGTATTCATCAAACGTCGATACAACTGTCACTTCAATCTCAAACCTGTTGATTGAGAGCGCACGGGGCCGTGTGTCTACCACATCCGTGACTAAGCCCCAGAGTGCGGCCACGCCTTGACTACGGATATCATCAGACGGTTTAATCCCGATTAGCAGGCTATTAACGGGCGCGCCTACCGGGAGTTGCTCTTTATATTTAATCGTCCCGTCTAACATCTCTTGCGTGGCGACTGAGCCAGCGTAGTTGTCAAAGTCGTTCAGAAGCTCAATTATTGAACCGTATGTAGTGACTGTCCCGTTGACAACTAAATCCCCATTAACCCTTATGGTATTTGCATATAACTCTCCGTTGACTGTAAGTGTGACGCCACTCTGGATAGTCACATCATTATGCTGTACAACCTCATCAGACGCAATCGTCTCATCTGCATCAACGACCAAATCATCGCTACTGTTTGGGATGTTAACTTCAATAGTTGCCGTCTCCCCTCGAGTCCGTTGATTTGACTGATTCCAGTCGGTCGTGACAAACGGCACTTTGATAGTCTCACTTGCTGTGAGGATATCGTAACTAATCGCTGTCTCTGCTGTCGTCATGGCCGTGGTTCACGCTCGCGTTCTGGCTCTGTATATTCCACACGCGGCTGTGTCTGTGCCTCTTTGTATGCTTCGACCAGTTCGGGCAAATTAACTGTCTGAACAATGCTTATCGCGGTGATTGCTAACCCGTATTGATTGCCAACGTGCCCGAGAATAAATATCCCGAGCGAGGTTAGCAGATTAGCAACTATCTTTTCCCTTCGGTATGTCATGCAACTGGCTACCTCCAAGCCAAACCGTATTTGATTTCGTGTTTTTGCATTCATCTTTAGAATCCGCGCTTTGTGTTGTTGACGCCCCCACGTAGCCCACTGATAAACTCACTAATCCGCTCCGCTCGGAAGTCAAATATCAACTGCCCTCGGAATTGCCCGGCAGATTCCTGATACCTGACTTCTTCCAACGGCACATCTTCATCACTGAACGGCACATCATACGTGAATCCGGGTTGAATGTCCTGTGGTGCGATTTCTAGCGTTGCTTTATCAGTTAGTTCCCGAAGGCTATCTTCTAGGAATGCCTTTGCAGCCTCGTTAACTGCAATCTGTGTCTCTAAGTCTGGGTCAACCCTGTCCTTATGGATTTTACCAAACTCATTAATATCTTGGCTATCACTTTCCGTTGCTGTGAGTCGAGTACCCCCAACTCGCTGGCCTCGAACGGTCACATGATTGCCATAGTTGTCAATATCTGTTTTGGTAATCCTATTTTTCACATCAATATCAGGAAGGGTCTTTGTCGCATCGCCAACCTGAAAGGATGTGATTGGTTTACTATTTGGTTGATGGTCAACGCTAAACCTCATATCTCCAAGACTATGCATCCGTTGGAGGATTTCAAAGTCCGAACCCTCAAACGTCCTATCAGCAAACACCACTAAGTCATTGCCGTCTATCCTAATCTCAAGACTGTTAATGGTCTGGCCGTTTATCCCGGTCGTTGGGGTTGTGGTCTGTGTTCCATATCGGCTAAACGTTGCCTTTGCGGTGATCGTCCGGCCAGCACTCCCCCCAAAGTCAGTGGTAATACTTTCCGTGTTTTGCTCTGAGCCGTCATTCGGGAGGTAACTACCAGAGCCTAACCGGAGTTGGATAGCCTGCCCATTAGAGATATCATCCCATGACGTTAGCAAGTCTGCTTCGGTGATATTTAACGCTGTTGTAACTGAGTTAAACTCTAACTCAAAGGCCTGTGGGAAGAACTCTGGCCCCTCAAGATAGCCATTCCCGTCAACTGTATCGTCATACGTGTAATTAAAGGGGCCGAAACTATACCTTGCGCCGGTATCATATGGTTGGACAACATCAAGATAAAAACTCTCTGTGCCTTGGCTCACAACCTCAACAGACAGTGTGTGACTGCCCGCACTGACATCACTGCTGGGTTGATTCCCTTCGGCTTCAATGATGTTTGCCTCCCATGTTGGGCCGTTTGTGTCAGGTGCGAATGTTGACACTTCCTCACCGTCTAACTCCCAGCGCAACTCTGGCGTTTGGGTGCCCGTTGCATCCCATCGCACACCCACGCCGAAATCTGCTGCCGGAATTGAATAATCTAAGGTAAAATCATAACTATAGGATTGTGGATTTGTTGAACCAAGGATAGCAGCCGAGCCGTCACTATATGCACTGTCGTTTTTGAATGCACTGTTTATTTGGTCGTCAAAAGCCTCTCCTTCTTTCGTGAATGAGGTTTGTAAGATTTTGATACTGTCGCCACTAATCGTTACTGGGTCAGTATCCGCAAGGCTGGTTATATTCTCAAGCTCTGTGTTCGTATCCCCCTCTTGGACGGTTTGGTCAGTAACTTGAACATTTGGGGTTGGAGTTATAACCGTCGCGTCAAAGTTGGTATACGTTGTTAGGAAGTCTTCTATTGCTTTGTGCGCGAGTGTATCAACGTATGTTACCGTCCGCTCATCGTTTGTTAGATCCCATGTGACTCCTTTGCCGCTGATGGTTGTCTGTGCCCGCTCTTCATCAGATTCAACAGCTAAGACAGTCCCACGGAACAACAAATCGCCGTCTTCGACTAAGTGCATCTCGTCAAAGACGCGATTCTCTAAGTCAGTATCGTATCCTATCGGGATGTTAAACGTCCCAATCCCAGTATGTGTCTTTTCAAACCGATTGCCGATGTAGTCACTGACCGTAAAGACGGTTTCATTGTTTGTCCCCGGACTGAGTTTAACCTGTGCCATTATGCCCCTCTATTGCCAAGTCGTTCGGTTCGGTCTGCACGCCGCCCTAATTCGTCCTGTGCGGTCTGTCTGACCGTTGTTTCCAAGTTCTCCGTGTTCTCTTCAACGATGACTTCAATTTGTTGTGCGGCCCCTGCCCCGGCAGATTCCACATCTTGCCGGCTGGGGAAGTCGTTACCCTCTCCTATAACAACATCTTCAGCGAAGCCAGCGGCTACATCAAACTCTCCACGTCCAACCGCACCAACAAGGTTGACTAAGTTTTTGAGTTTGGTTAGTGTCACATCAAGCACGTCAACGAAGAGACGGAGTTGCGGGATAGTCGAGTTCCTGAAGACGAAACCAAGGACTTTTGCTAAGAGTTGAAGGCCTTTGATACCTGCTGAGACGATATCAGAGATAGCCCCACCAAGAACTCTAAACTCTTCTTCGTTGTCTTGTAGGAGAGTCTTAACGTCTGTGAAGAGTGGTTTAATGGCTGTGAGAGACTTGTTCAACTCATCGCCAATCACAGACTCAAGCGTGCTCAGGCCCTCATTAATCTGCCCGAAGTCAATTCCAGAAACAAATGCGTCAAACGCCTGTTTAGCCGGTGGGATAACGCGCTGAACTTGTTGCCGGAATCGGTTGACAATTCCCTGAATGCCGGCGAAGTTGTTGTCAAAGGCCGTTTTAAGCCCGATAATCCCGGCTGTGAGTCCAGCAATAGCAAGCGTGACAGGCCCACCAAGAATGCTTGCAACACCTGCAATGATAGATGCTACAGTCGCAAAGGCAATACCTAACTGTTGGGTGTTACTTGATAGCTCGTTGAAGCCACGGATTGCATCAAGGATTGTTGTCCCGATAGTCTCCAACGCAGGCCCGACAACGTTCAGCGCTGTAAACCCGAGTTCAAGGAGTTCTGGCCCTAATCTGACTAAGAGGTTCGCCGCCCGCCGGAAGGACGGAATCAACTCTCGAAAGACTTGCACAAGGCCAGCAAAGAAGCCCGGCAACTGTGGCAGGACATCCTCAGCCAGTCGGATTGCAGCGGGCAGGAACTCTCTAGTAAGCGACACTGCAAGCTCAACAAACGGCGGGAGAGCGTCAATAACCGATTCGCCGAGTTGCTGGAACAGTGAGGCTATCTCATTAACTGTATCCTCTGCTGGGACAAGTGCCGGGATAATGTCTTCAAATGCCCCTATGAGTGAGCCAAGAACTGTCGTTGCGTCCCTGATGACAAAACTAAACTCACTCTTGATCGTGTCGACAAGACTGCTGAACTGTGTCTTTAATCGCTCGGAGTTCTCCGAGATGGCTAACAAAGCACCTGCGGCACCGACAAAGGCACCGCCACCAAGAATGGTTACTAAGCCACCAAGTGCCGCTACAACAGGCACAGCCGCAGCCGCGACGGCTGCTAAGGCTGGCAAGAGTGAGATTGTTAAGACAGTGCTCAGGCCGCTTGCAGAAACGCTTGCAGTGGAGAGGGTAGACGTTAGGCCAGCAGTCGACGCTGACGCCGCTGACGTTCGGGCAGATAGCCCGGTCATTTCATCGCCGGCACTCTCGGCCCTCCCAGCCATGAGGCCTAACGTTGCAGCCGTTTGCACTGCATTAGACTGCAAGTCGTCCAAACTCTCTGTCGAGCGGTTGATACCACGTCTAAAGTCTTGTGTCTGTGCATCCACTCGCACAGACAGGTCATCGCCAAATACCATTATTCAAATTTTGCTAACGCTTCTTGTTCTCTTTCTCGTTGGCTCGTGCTTGGCTGTCGGCCAGACTGTGCCGCTCGCTCTTTTTTCTCATTGTGGACTTCCGCGCCTTTCTGCAACCGCTTGATTTCGTCTGTCGAGTATTGGGCTAGTTCCATGTATGTTAGATTCAGTGTTTCGTGTGCCCAAAACTCAAACTCACATCGTTTCTCGTACCGCTGTTTCGGGGTTAGTTTCCCTCTGCGATTTCCGTTTCCGGCATTTGCTCGGCCACTGCGTTGGTTAGGCCAACCTCGTATTCAAGCGGCATATCCTCAACATCATCGGCTGTGATCCCCTCCAAGTCAGGACACATGACCGATAGGACGGCGGCAACACTCTTAGGCTCAAGTTCCTCAAGCCCTTCCTGATGCTTGGCAAGTTTGTTTCCAAGGCCGCCGGTCACTGGGAGTACGTCAACCTCTTTGGTTTCTCCCTTGTATTCAAACGTCTTTGTATCGGGGAGTAGGTCGCCGTTTTCATCGCGCTCTGCCTTCGCTTCTTGCACATCGTTTAGGTCTACTTTAGTCATTAGTTACTCACCGTGATTGTTTCCGCCTCGAACTCGCTGTCGGCTATTAGCTTGCCGTTTCCAGATTCCTTCGTGTACTCGCCGGGGCTTTGGATGAACGCATCGTTGAAGTCAATGCTCCCCTCTTGAGCCGTCCACGTTACCGTTCCAGTTGTCTCAGTCAGGTAATTCTGGGTCTGATCAACCGTAATCCGTGGCCCGGCAAGGCTAGCCGTTACCGTGTATTCCCAGTTTGTGTTATGGATGTTCTGGCGGGCCGTGCCTGCCTTTGCGTTGCTATCCAGACCGGTTGAGACTTCCATTTCACCACTGACGATTTCCGTTTCGTTGTCGACGTTCGGGATAGACAGCGTATCGTCAATAAACCGGATGTAATCACTATTGAGTGCGCTTGCGTGACTCCCGCTTCCGAGTGCTGGCACGCCAAGGTCTCCCTCTCCGGCGGGGTACTTGTCCGACCCTTTGATGGTCATTAGGTCCGTTCCAGAGCCATCAGACACAACCACATCCCCGTCTGTGTCAGTCGAGAGTTCAGCAGCGTCAATATCCGCAAACGTTTCAGTCGTGGTTTCTGTCGCCCCACCAGCCACAGTAACGGTTTCCGTCGTGGCCGCGCCCTCATCTTCGATTGTCACATCAACACTGGTGGTACCATTATTGGTAACATCCAGCGTCGTGCTTGCAGAGGGTTGGCTGATATCGTACTGCCGAATCTTGCCCGCTTGATACGCGAGTTCTTGCGAGAGTGGCGTTCCGTCATCCGTTTCAAACGGCGCTGTGAGCGTGTCAGGACGTGCGCCTTTGATAACCGTGTAGATGCGTCGTCCAGCCCCATCAGCGCCGCCGTCAGCCTGCACAGAGCGGTCTACGATAGAGTGCGTAGCCTTCAGTCCGTTATCACTGGTTGGCTCAAGAAAGTCACCACCAGCGTCAACAGTGGCCCCAGTGCCGTCAACATACCATTGCTGTAGGTCGTACTCAATAGTGACTTCATGGGTTTCACTGCCGTTATAGAAGCCTGCGGCTGTGGCCTTGCCTGCCCCATCCTGCCGGGTAGTATTCGCATCGGGTTCCCACTGTGGAGCATTGATGATGTTGTCGCTAAACAGGTTCCAATCCCCGTCGCTTGGTACTTCGCCCTCGGTTGTCTCTTGAATCCACTCGATACGATACGGTCGATTGCCCGCTTGTGTGTTTGCCATTGTTAGTTAGTTTGCGCGTTTAGTAGTCGCTGCTTTTCCTTCTCTTTCTTCTTCGCCTGCACGTAAAAGAACAGTCCTAGCGGCCCACAAACGGGCGCTAAGATAAGCGTCAGGCACAGAAAGAAGTTAATCGCCGCAAGTAATCGTAGTCCTGTTGCGTAAGCCATTATGGTGTATACCTGAATCCTACGGGTACTGTACCCTGTCTTTGGAGCCACGTCACTGTACTGCCACTGTCCGTTTCCTCGTTACTGCGTGTCTGTGTCGGTGGTGTCAAATCACCCGTATAGAGTGCTTCATCCACCGCGTCAACGTCTTTTAACTGAAAGCGACACTCTGCATAGATATCTGTCACGAGGGTTTGGTAGTCTACATTGTTGAGGTAGTCACCGTCCTGTGTGGATTGCACACTGACCGTAATCGGATGGACAGCCGTTTGATTGGTTCCTGACCCATCGCCTTGGATACCGTTTACGTTCGTGTTTCCAGAATTCGGGATTGTTGGCCCGTTGTTTTCTTGGACGACTATTACAGGGTATGTATCCCCATAATCCGACCAATCGTTTGAGATGGGTAAGAAGTCACCCGCCGTTGGGTCAGTCTGTTGTGGGTCATACCCGTGCATTTCAACGGGCCTGATGGTATCAACTAAGAATTGACGTATCTGTGCCTCTAATGGCTCTGTTACTTTTTGTGGCATTTTACATTATTTCGGACAGGTTGTTGTGAATTATCTGTTAGATACGCAGTCATTATGGGGTGACTGTTGAACCCGACGCTTGCGCGAATCCATGCCATGTTGACCCGTCAAACCTGTGCGGTCCAGCCGTTCCCGTCGTGCCATCGGACCACATCTCTGCTCCAGCGGGGGCGCTGCCGTAGGTAGATAGGTCAGTCTGATATACTGGCTCATTACCACTGACTACCGTCACCGTCTCTTGTAGCAATATTTCAGCGAACTCGCTCCCGCTAACATCGTTGTCTCGGATATAGACATTAGAATACGCTCCTGTGTTGCTTTGTATAAAGATGCCGTTGCGCTGTTTCGGGGTCGTTGTAGATATAACGCGGTTGTCCTCAATATACAATGCATCAATGCCGTTATCGTTGCTATCGATGAATATACCGTATTTACTATTACCGTTTTGTGAACTGTTTTTAACAAGATTGTCAACCACATCAATCTCTGCTAACGTATCGCTCCCCCCCTCTGAAATTGCAAGGCCATGCCGCCCACTAAGCTCTATTCTATTGTCAACGACACGGCTGTTGCTCGCGCTAAGTCGCACCCCATCCCTGCCGCAGTCTCGGATCACATTGTCCCTAATCTCCGCACCATCACAGAAATAATCAACTTTTATCCCATCCTGTGTCGCTCCGACTACTGTGTTGTCGACGATCTCTGGATTATTTGTAATTTCTGAGGCGAATATACCGTTTTCGCTCGGGTTGATGATGGTATTATCCTTTATCGTTGGGTTCTCTATCGTTACATCTGCTCCAACAGCAAGCTCGACGCCGTTTGTGTCTGGGTTAACGATGAGATTGTCACGGATGACAAGGTTCTCGTTTGTTGGATCGGTGTTTTCGGGCTTATCAGATGAACGGAAAACCCTGATTGCGCCGTCGTTCAGACAGCCCCGCATCACGTTGTCTGCGATGACAGTCTCCCCCCGCCAGCAATGCACGTCCTGTTCATAATTATCTTCGAAATAACAGCCAAGAACACGGGCGTCTTTGCCGAATATCTCGACACCGTCCCCCGTTGAGTTGATGGAACGGACGTTTTGAAGCGTCAGCCCACGGGCTGCTTGGAGGATGTTCGCACCGTCGAAATCATCTGTGATTGGTCGGTTGTTCTGCTGCCCCCCGTCAAGTTTCAAGTCTTTGATTGTGCAATCTGGACCCGGCTGGATGAGTTTGCACCCGTGGTCATCCGTGGTCGACTCCGCTCCTTGTTTAATAACTGACGCTGCCCCATCTCCCATCAAAGTCACATTCGCTGTATCTGGGAAGGCCAGTGCGCCCCCCTCCTCCTCGCTCTGAGTGTGGAGGTAAGTACCTGATGGGAGATACAGGACAACGTCACCACCATCGTCTATGATTTGCTGTGTGGCATCAAGGAAAGCCTGTGTATCGTCTGTCGTCCCGTCACCAACTGCCCCAAAATCACCACGGAAATTATACACGTGGTCGTGAGATAGCTGGTCTGTACTGACCGCTGGGGCATCTATTTGCCCATCTTCGTGGAGTGTGACCCTATTCCCCGTTGCGTTGTGCTCAAAAACCAATTCTTCGTTTGGTTCGTCCGTGATTATCGTCCAGTTGTTAAACGTCTGATTGAGTGTCATTGCTCTACTAAGCGGGCCATTATCATGCCAGAGCCCTTTTCGTAAGAGTATCCGTGTAGTTCATACGTGTCTGTGCTATTCTCTTCCGGATCGGTTATGATAACCTGTGTCGGTTCTCTGCTATCCTCTCCTAAGGGGATTAAGTCGCCGGGTTGCTTATCTTCAGGAAACCGAATGCTGGTGTCCCAGCTGAAACTTGTACCACTTACATCAACCGTGGTGTCCATCGCTGGGGGGACTATCTCAACGGCTATCGTTCCGAGTGAAGTTTCGGTACTCCCGGTTATCTCGCCTGTGTTTGGGTCGTAACTCCCCTGTGTAGTGTTGACAAACTCAGCGTCAAACGGCGCGTCAAACAGGTCATCATGCGCTCGCTCGAAACTACTACGAACTCCATCAAACTTACTCATTTCACGAACTTCCCTCCGCTATTTTTGAAGCCATCTTCTTCCCGCTCTTTCCCGTGCATTCTTCCGTGTTCTTCTGGCATCATGATTTCAATATTTTCCGGTCTGTTGTCCCACTTGATACCATTCTCGTGATGTACGTGCATCCCTTTTACAGCATCAAAACCATATTCTGCAACAGCTAATAAACGGTGCAAATAGAACCTGTCACGAACTCCTTTAAAATTGGATACGACAGTTTTGTAACCGTCGCTGTTAATCTCAAAACCGGCATGGTAGTTGTTTTTAGCAAACGCCAACGAGCGGGAGCGTGTGTCAACGCCGTGCTTCTCCATAGCTTTGTAAACTCTAGTTACCGAACAGTCAAGTTCATCAGCCACTTCTTCTAGCGATTTGTTCTCTCGATGGTATAAATTTTCTATTTTATCAATGTGGCTTTGTGACCAAACATCATCCTTCTTCGGAAAGTTAAACTTCTTACGCCACGTTTGTATGGTTGCGGGCGTAACCCCGGCTTCATTTGCTATTTCGTATACCCTCGTGTTGTCATCAAACCAGCGTTTTTCAAGCCATTGCTTGTCTTTGTACGGCTTGCTTTCCATACCATTTCTTTGGATTGTGGCATATTATAACTACTGAATTCTGGTGGCGAGTAGGCTGCTGACGAGATTTCCTGTGTCACGTTTCGGACTGTCGGGCTTGGTGCCCGGTGAACGGTTAGTTGCCGTGCCGGCTGAAACATTATCTTCCATCCGTGATTGTAAAGCAAATGCCACGCTCTTAACCAATTCTTCTGTAGTCTCTATATCATCTATTGACTCAAAATCTGTGTTTTCTAAAAGGAAATCTTCGGGATTTGCCCTAAATTCCCTAATCGCAGGCCGAAACCACGGTCTCGGAGACATTTTTTCAGTACCGGTCTCAAGATATAGGCCATATTTGACGCTTGTACCGACAACATAGGTAACACCGTCACCGTCGTACCGTTCCCGCAGTTCCTCAAAGTTCTGCTTGGTCTTTTCAAAGCCGTCTAACTCAAAGTCAAAATCTGTCACTCTGCTATTGCCTCTAAGACCTTCCCTCGTGTATCGCCGGCTTGCTGATTGTCAGTTAAGTGCCCATCTGGGTCAAACACAGCGGTTTCAACGTGGGCGTAGATGTCTACTTTCCCGTCGCTTGCGAACAAGTAGGCTTCCGTCTGTTTGCCATCGTCATGGACATACACGAGTTGTGCATCGGCCCTTTCCCCTTCCCGAACCTTCGTTGTTGCAATCAGATGGGGTGTGAAGCCGTTTGCCCGGAGCATTGCGTACACACGCCGGAGTGGTTTCTTTTCTGTGACAACGTATTCATCAGAGTCTTGGATGCTACCCTTCACACTGAGTAGTGGCCGGCCTTTTGCCGACAGATAGGGGTTCAAGATTGTGAATACAATGCCTTTGACTGTATTCAGTGTGTAGTATTCACGGAAACTAAGGCTGTGCTGGTAGCCGTATACCAACAGGATAGCAACCGTGAGTATGCCAAGATACAACGGGTTCTGTAGGATGATTTCTTGAATGTTCATTGTGAGTTGTATAGTCGCTCGTTCTTGTCCGGTCTGGGCGTGTACACTACCGCCGTCTCATGTGGATTACTAGTGTCCCACAAAACCGTCTTGCCGTCGCTCAAGGCTTTCATCTTGAGCATATGGACCAGTGCGGATTCGAACCGCCTCACTCCCGTTTCTCCACCACGCATTAAGCGCTCCCTTGCGGGATGGGTGGCTTGCCTTTCACACCTATGTGATTCCCATACGCGCACTGCGTGACTCAGTTCATTCGGGGAGTCACACCCATGTGGCCCGATAGAGACAGACACCGTAAACGAGATAGGTCACAGGCAACCAGTGGTTGTGCGTCCTCGCTACCTCGCGGCAACTTTGCACGGCCTTCGGGTTCCCCCGACGTAGCCACCTAAGACAACGGGATACTGCCACTTAGTCTTTATCGTTGGACTCTGTGATTGCCTGTTTCAAACTCTGGATTTCGGAGTATTCCACGCCGTTGAACGCTGCAAGGATAAGCAACGCTAGGGGGACAATGCGCGATGGGCTAGCCCCCAGCCGAAGCCCATAGAGCGTGATTATAATCAAGCCAAGGTTGACGATAATGCTCTTTGTTATCTTGAGGGCCTTATGCATCGCTAAACTTTGAGTTGCGTGTTTGTATTCATTAATCAGTTCGCCGTCGCAGTACCACGGGCGTTTGTTAGTTGTCATAGTCCTTGATACTCGGCGTTGTCACGCTTGCCGTTGGCTTTCCGAGCGTGCTCAGTAGTCCAGAAGAATCCAACGCAATCGCGGCCTGTCCGTGTTTCGTCCCCCTAAAGTCAGGAAAGGACGTGTCGCCCTGATAGCTCACACTCGCTGTTTCTCGACTGGTTGACTCAATTCGTTGATCCTGCGAACTCAGTAAGTGCGCCGCTGTGAGTTTCTCTATTTTCTCAAGCCGACCGGAATCTATCGTTGCGTCTGCATCAGCAATGTCGTCGACAATCTCGTTGGCCACGCTAATCCATGCATCAATCTGCCCACTGTCTAATGACGTGTCGATAATGTCTGCTACGTCTGTGCTGGTTGTTCGTGGCATTATAGTTCTGAGCGGAGTCGAACCGCTGTCCACACATCCAAAGTGTGTGAGGATTGGCCACTACCCCACAGAACTGAAAACAGTTAGCGCGCTATTCTTCCGCGAAGAACCCAATGATATCTTCCTTACTGCTACGTCCGTTGATATCATCAGTATCGGCTTCGACCGCCATATCACGGAGAGTTCCGTACTCCGCATCTTCAAGCACTTCGCGGGGATACGTTTCTCCGGCAGTCAAGTCATATGCCTCTCGTTTATCCGCTGTTGGCTTTCCGGAGTGGTTCTCATCGTCGTCAGGGGTAGGGGTTGCGTCCACGTCTTCCGGTTCCTCAACTTCCACAAAGTCGTGACTACCAATCACGTTCTCTGGGAGTTCTACAACCTCTCCCTGTTCGATTTCGCGGTCATTGCGGTAATCATAGAAGACACCGCTACCGCGCCATTCGACGTGTTTCATCAGTCTGCCCCGGTGAAGTACAGCGACCCCTTTATATCCGAATACGTCTTCTGGAAGAACGGGATTCGGGAAGCCATCGTCTTGTACTTTGTCGCTAGTCCCATGTCCACTTCTTCGGACATATTGGTTGGTGCCTGTGCCGTCAGGATACGCAGGAAGCGTTCGTCCTGAACCACAGCCACAAGTTCGCCGTCATCCAGTTCCCCGGCGGCCTGCATGTCGATGTACGGGTAATCCCGTTCAATGCGCGACATGAGGCTCATGTTACCGTCGCCACGCGGGTCAGCCGCCCGAAGGTCACTCCGCTGGTTGGGATGATACCAGAGCCACATACCCTGTTCGACCGGGTCCGGCCCTCGGTCGTTTTCTGCGGTCTGGGTCTCAAGGTTGTTGAGAATCTTGTCGATGGTGTCGAGCACGTTGCTTGGCGTGCCCCAGTCACCAGACGCGGTGCCAGTGATAGACACGGCAGAGTCACGGACGCCGTGAAGGTCAAGGTTGTTACCCTGAGAGTCTGGCACCGTTGGCCCCCAGCCGTCAAGGAACAGGTTTTCCTCGGTCTCCCGGAGGATACGGCCCGCTTCCTCGGCTTGTTCGTCGTCAATACTCTCCCCGAAGTTCATGGACTGCTGCTGCTCACGAGCGCCGATGCTATAGTCGACGTGAACAATCGGGATCGGAACGCCGTAGCGTTCCTTGGCCCGCTGGTCTGGCGTGGATTCCGCACGGCCATCCATACTAATCTCTCCGGTGTTACTCCAGCGGTCAGACCGTTGCTTGATGTACTCAGTCCGAGCAAGCGAGGTAGAGCGAATGAAGCCAGCCGCCATGACTGATTCCATCATGGTCAAGTTGGTTCGAACTTCCTGTAGGACTTCCTCACTGCGTTCCTCGTGCTCCTCAAAGTCAAGCAGGGAGTCGTTGGCCGACATCCCAACAATCTGGCTGGTGTCGGTCTGTGCGGCAGAGCCACCCTTTCGGTAGCCGCGCATAACGGCAGAGTCAAGCGTCTGGAAGGAGTTGGCAACCCACTGGCCAACGTCCTTGCCCCACTGCTGAGCCGCCTGCTGTGCGGCGTTCTGCCGAATCGCCTGAATCTGTGCCTGTTGCCCGCCAGACACGAGGGCGTTCCCAGTCGGGCTTTCCTCGTTTGCTGTCAGTGCAAAGAGTCGGTCAGCAGGCAGTCCAACGTCGTCAACCGCGCCAATATTAGCCGTGATATCAGACATTATGCAGTCACCTCCACGTCAATCCGCGCCCCGTCAACGCCACCAGCGCCACCGCCACCAGTCGAGTTATCAACGCCTTCACGAGCGCGGCACAGGACAGAGCCACCAGCAGTGGTGATCTGAAGCGTGCCATCATCGTTCGTTCCGAGCGCGTCGTCATAACTCACGTTCGCATCGGAGCTAGACGCAAGCACGCCACCGTCTGCAAGGATAGCGTTCTGAACACGGCCAGCGTAGACCGTCGCATACTGGACGTGTTCACCAGCGTCATACTCGTGTTCAATCGGGACATCAGCGTCGTTTGCATGGGGCGGCGAACGCGGCGTCAGTGCAACCCGGAAGTTCTCGCCAATCTTTTCGACCGAGGAAACCGGTTGCACAAGCGGCGTTGGTTCACCAGCGCCGTCGGTAATCGTTCCGGTTTCCTCTACAACCATACCGGGGTAGACAGTCGCGCCAGACGCGACTTCACCCTCTTTGTACGTGTACTCTGCGTTCTTCCCAAGAATCTTGGTATTGCTCATTCAGTCAGCACCCCCGAACCGACATCAAATTCATCATCTGTGCCGAAGTCCGTGTTGGCCGTCGTGCCCATGCCGGGCATAGAGCCACCGACATCCAGACTATCCTGCTTGGCTTCAAGCGCCGCTTCGGTCGGATAGTCATCAAGGACATCTTCGGTATCCTCGTATTCGTTGCTGTTGGCAACGATAGTTTCCGCAATCTGTTCTTTTTCTTCCTTCTCGTTCGCCGTCAGCTTACTTTCAAGTTCGTCAATGCGGCCCTTGAGTTCGGCTACCTCGTCAGAATTGTCAGACATTGTATCGTTGTCCATCACATCGCTGTGGATGGCTTCAAGTCCGTCGTCACATCGCTCGGCAAGTGCCGCTTCGGTCAGCTTGCTATTCGACGTGATTTCGTCAATAAGTTCCTCTCGTTCCATAGTATCGTCTTGGTTGGTCGTTACATCCGCGCCGGATTCCGCCGGTTCGTCTCCCGTACTATCCATTCCCAGCAGGTCAGCCACGGTGGTTAGGACATTTGAGACAACGTTGTCTTCCATGTCCATGTGCTTGGCCGCATCATCCATCCCCATGCTACCGTGCAAGTCATTTGGCGCATCAGACAGGAAGTCTTCAATGCGCTCTAACGCGCCTTCGCGGTCGGACTCGGGGATACCTTCAACGCCACCCCTCGCGCCTTCAAGCGCGGCCTTGGCGGCTACAAGCGCGCGTGTGTTGACTGGCGCATCGGGACCAGTTCTAAACGGCAGTTTCCAGTTTGACTTGTCGTCTCTCGCGTCTTCGCTGGTTGGATGGACAAGATGGGCTTGGTCAAGGATTTCTGCGTTCTCATCTGATTCCGATGGGTTTGGCATACCGGCAATTGCAGCCGAGCCGTCCCATTCAGAATCAGTGTATGAGTCAACGTCACCCGGCCCAACGTCAGTGAGTGTCATGTCCGTTGCGTTGGACATCATGCCTTCTTCCTCTAGCATTTCGACAAGGGCTTCGTGACTTTGGCCCGGCATGAACACGGTATCATCGCCGCTCCCGTGCGTGTGGATTGCATCAAGCCCCATGTCTTGTGCCATACTCATCGCTTCACCGGGATTATCAAATGAGTATTTGTCTGGCACTTCGGCGTTAGCCGACATAGCCTCATCTGGCGGATTGCTCCACTCAGATAGGTTTGACATGAGTTTGACCGTATCTTCACTATCAAACCCATCGCCTTCCCAACTACTCAGGAGTACAGCCGGGTCATCTTCTTTGGCAATCCGAGTGCCGCCGTCAACGCTGATTTCCTCCCCGGCTTCGGTGACAACTTCTTCGACTCTTCCCTGCCCGACTCCTTGGCCGAACTCCCACTCAACTAAGTCGCCTTCCGAAAAGTCTGCGTTACTGCTGGGTTCCTCGCCATGATTGTTTGCTCGGGTCATCGGCACCCGTACATCTGCGTTTGCAGCCATCTGTGGGTTAATTCCGCAACCTTGTGACGGGTCGCATTTACCCCGCTTATTTGGAAGGATAGCCACACTGTCAGGCTTGGCTATTGCCTCTACATTATCTCTGTATCGGCCCTCGTATTCGCCGGGTGGTAGTTGTCGCGGGATGTATTGACTGCTAACATTGATTTGTTCGCCGTTCTCTAATGCGCGCTGTATGTCTTTGGCTTCGGCACTCTGGAGTTCGGCCTTTTCCAGTCGGATATTTGCACGGGCATACTCACCGTCAAACCAACTGTCTTCTATCTCGCCAATGTGCGTATCCTCTTTTGACTCCGCCGGGACTGGTTTGCCTTGGTTGTCTCTTGGATGATTGAGTGTGGCTTTTTTCCCCACCCACTCGTTTGCTGTTTGTTCAATTGACCATTCGGGAACGAACCCGCCAGAGAGTTCTTGACTCCTGACGAACGGAACGTCTTTGATTATATACGCACTATCCGTCTCTGTGACTTTGTTAGGCGCTACGCTATTTGTGACTAATTGCATTATTAACCTCGTATCACCGCCAGAAAAACGTCTGTACTACTCTACAAGAACCGGGTCGAACTCCGGGTATTGGCGAATGAACGACTCCGCCTCACGGTGACAAGAGCGGCATAGTAGCATTAGGTTGTAGTGGTTATTAGTGCCGCCACAATTGAGTGGAACAATATGATGTACGTCTAGCCGCTGTTCAAATTCATCAGTGGGTGCGCCACATTTTTCACACGTCCTATCGGTCGTTTCACGGTACTCTTCCGCCACGCGGTGCCATGCGTTTGTTGAAAGAGTCTTTTTCACAGCGTCAGAAACCGACTTCCCACCACGCCAAAAATGGCTATTTTGACCGGAGAAATTGCGCGAAAGCCATTCACCCCGGCACTCTGGCGAACAAGTTTTAGACTGTTCTTTTCGGTACTTGCGTGGGTTGTACGCTTCACCACAAATCTGACAACGCTTTTCAGGTTGCCTTGGCGTGCTGTTCATGTGGGATTTGTGCGCCCCACGACAACTACGCGAACAGTATCCATATTCGCCGGTGAGGGTGGCTTTTCTACGCGTGTATTCATCGCCACACCAATCACATACTAGCGTGAAGCCAGATATACTTTCACCATGCGCTCTTGCATGGTGTTGCTTCATTCCTTTCTCACTTGAAAAGTCACTACGTCCACAAGTAGGGCACTCAACACCGGAACGTTGAAAGTTCTCTAGCGTAGATTGTGACATGGGCACTCACCTGCCCGCTTTTGCCCTGCCTCAACAGGGCTTTCGCGTATTACATATTTACGTCTACAGTAACTTTAACCTCCCGATAAGACCGTGGCACGGTCAAATTCATCTCTAATCCGTTCTGATAACGGCGTTGTTAATTCCGACGCCCCAACTGCTGGTTTTAAAACGCAGCGACATTGGGGGTGCGCGGGCGGAGCTAATCTCCATGTCTGTGGCTTCCAATCAGGCTCTACGGCCCACGACACAGCCTCAGACTTTGCCTCATCAAGTGTTATCGAAACTCCATCAAGGCGGTCACAGAAGGGGCAAACACGGTCATCCGACGCACTGTCCCAGCGTACATGAGAGACGACATTAACACCAGCCTGTTCGTAGGTTCTTATCGCACTTTGGGCATGTGCATTTATGGTTTCCGTCCGGGCAAGTGCTTCGGCCCGGTTTCTCTGGATTGTTCGGACTTTTTTAGTCAACCTGCGTGCCATTTCACGCGGGTTTACCCCCTGAGCAAAGCCCGTGGTAAGTGTCTCACGGACTTGTGGCACCATGTAGTCTGTGAGTGACTTGAGATTTCCGTATGTCCGTTGATATAGGCCCCGAAGCGTCTGTGCATGGATTGGCCGTGTCGGAATCTCTGAGTCGGGTATATTGTCAATGCTCACACCCTGCTGTAAGAGTAGGCCCGTTGCCTGATTCACCCCGTTGACGTAACTTTGCCTAATGAACTGCGTAATCCAGTGTCGACCCTCTTGCACGTCAACCGGGCTGGCTGGCTCCAAGACTTCCTCTTGTATAGCGTTCCGAAGCCATCTGATAAAGGCTAAGGTGAGTGTTTCCCGACTCTCGAAGTCAAACCGTTCCTCTGGCTCTGCATTAGCCGTTAAGCCACTGCCAAACGTTGTGTGGAACTGTTCGTACTTGTCACGCGGGACTTTGGTTTTGATATACTCATCTTCATGGGCGTGTTTGACGAAGGTGTATATCCGCCCATTCGCTACGTGAACAGTGTCTACGCTGTTATCACGAAGCGATAGCGCGTCATTGGTATATCCTACAGTCGTTCTCACTAACCCACGGAGTCGCCTGAATCGCCTGCGGATATCCGCCACAAACGATTCTTCAACTTGCCGTGTGTTGCTTGGCCCCGGTCGGACTTCTGCATTGGCACTGTGCGTGTGTACGCTCATGGATTAGTCACCGGGTGCCCAACTATCCCCTCTCCAGAAGTCTGTCCCATAGAGCCGATCTGCGAAATCAGCACAGAACGCGCCCGGTCGAGTGACGTTGCCGCGCATCTCTCGAATGCAACCATCAACATCGCCACCCATTGCCGCCCATGCCTTCATAGCAATCAGTCTGGCCGGCGTGTCTGATTTTTCCCACGAGTCGGGCCAATCAAACCGCCCGTCTTGATTCCCTCGCATTACCATCTTCAAGCGGTCAAGCCACCCATCAGAATTAGATATGATTTCTTCCGACAGGTCACTCTCCGGGTTATCAACGTCAACTTCAAGCCCGTCCGTTTGCTTGATATCGGAGGCTTTGTAGAAGTCAACCCCAACCCGAGCGTCTTCTACCAAGACCGCATAGGTCGGACTATCAGGAGAGGCTTCAATGTCGGCTTCGGGCTGATCTTCGCTGATTGCATCAACCACCACACCGATTCCTTGCGGTGTGCTTACCGTATCGCCTTCAGAGTAGCGGTTCGCATTCCCAACTGGTTCAAGTTCGCCCATCTCTGCTAACCTCCGGCGTTTCGGGCCAACCCAATCCCGCATCGTTGGTCCGCCCCAGCCTTTGATAGCAACACGACCGTTATCCATCCATGGGTCCATGCCCTCTTGATTCAGGTCGTATTCCTCTGGGCCGTGTCGAGCAAACCACGCGTAGATTTCTTGGATATCGGACGGTGAGAGTTCCTCACCGGATGCCAATTGTTCGGCCCGGTTCCAGCCAGTGTCTTTCATTCCAGACACGTCTTTATCTTCGTCGTCACGCCAATCTAACACGTCCTGTGCGTGATTCTGCGCGGCGTCTGGTGGGGTGAGGTCTATCCCTTCGAGGTTATTGACTAAGCCAAACTGTGCGTCAAATTGCGCCTGCATTTCCTCTGTCTCCGGCGGCATGGGTTCCATTTCTTCTTCCTCTGGAATTGTGCCATCCCGAAGGTAATCTTCCCCAAGGTTTGTCACTGCCCCAGCCTGCCGAATGACTTGCGCCCGATTGGTCTGTATCTTCGAGCGGTCAAGCTCGCTCAGTTGCTTGAGGTCCGGCCAATTGATTTCATACATGCCACCCTCCGGTTGTGGAATCACTCCTATCTCAACAAGCCGGTCAATAGTCTCCCGCACGAGATACGGCGTAACGTATTGCGTCCGGCGTTCCTCTGCGGTGCCGAACAAGTCACGCTCGTCTTTCTCAGAGCCACTAACCTCTCCGCTCTGATTCCCTCGAAGCGTGCTTTTCGGAATGCCTTTGGTTGATGCGATTACGTCAAGATTGTTTTCAATTATCCCGCTTGGGTCTTGGACTTCCCCACCAAGTTGCTCCACGTCCATCCCTTGCGTCCGGAGGAATGGCTGCCCCTCGAAGTACCGCATGAGTTCGTCTCGCACTTCGTCAGCGCCTTGCGACATATCCACCTGCGTTGGGTCAGCATTTAGGTGAATGTCCGAATTCGCACTCATGAACGCCGCTTCTGCCGTCGCACCTAACGTTTTCTCTATATCTAAGAGGTTGTTTAGGACGGGTTCAGCACGCGGGCGGCTAAGCGTCTCATCATCCAGTGGGACTTGCGCCGGGATATCTATCACCCGACTCCAATGCACATCCCGGTAGCCTTGATCGTCTTCGGTTTCGTCGTCAATATCGTCCGAAAAGTCTATCGTATAGCGGACAGGCTTGCCCCACCTATCCCCATCTTCCGGGCCACCCCATTGGATATCGTCAATCTGCGTTTCAAGAATCGGTTTGAATGAGTCAACATCATCCAGACCAGCCGCGAAGTTTTGGTCAAACGCAGATTCCTCCCACTGTTCTTGTGGGTTCTCCGCACTCGGGATATCTGACGTACCAATCAGGAGTAGGCCATGCTGTCCAATGCCGGCGACTTTATCCGCCCTATGCAAATAGGACCACAGGTTTAGATTCTTGTCTAACCGTTCAACTGCCGCTTCAAACTCAGATGTATCCTCACTTTCTGGTGTATCGGTGAGTTGTGGGTCATCCCGCCAGCAAACCTCGGCTAGTTTGTCGTTGACGACTTGCGCGTACCCATTCCGGAGGTACATCGCCAACCAGTTCTCTTCGTTCCACCCGTCCAAGTCATCTTTTGGCCAGCCGAAATTTTCGTAGAGGTTGCGACGTGGATTGTCATCAAATTGACTGTTAAAACCAGTCTGCCCAAGTGCCGAGGCAATGCCTAATCTTAATCCAGTGTCGAAATCCTCGTTGGCAGTTATATCTTCGTCAGTCATCGTACCACTGTCTCTAGTAAGTCAATTGAGAATCCATAGCGGTTCGTTGCGCCACTGTCATTCTCTATTGTGAGCGTTATGTCTTGGCCAGCAGATAGTTCGTATGCTGTGCCTTCGGACCGAGCACCGGGAGATGCACCACCGCCACCACTCCCGCCGGGAAGGTAGCCTGTGATGGTTTCTTGTGGTGAGCTTGTTGTTGGGTTTTGTGTGACGCTTCCGTTAAGAGGGCGCTCAACCTGTAACTCTGGCTTCTTGTTGATTACTGAAAGGGCGGTACCGTCTGTGTAACTACCGTGGTCTATCTCTGTTGTGACTAACGCATCACCGCCCGTTGATATACCAAACTGTTCGACAAATATATTAACAGGACTATCCGATGGGTTCTGAACACCAACAGTCAATGTGCCATCAGATGCGAGTTCACTTTGCACGTCAGTCGCGTATGCTCGTCCTTCATTCAGCTCCTTAAACCGGCGGAGTCGTGTACTATTTAGCCGGAGTGGGGTGTTATCCTTCTCTTTCCAAACAGTCAAACTCCCGCTTGTTGGCGCGTTTGGTACTGTGACTGTGAGCCTGATACGCTCATTTGACCCAGTATATGCGGCCTCCCGCGTTCTACCGGGGAGTAACGGTAGCCCTTGCTCTATTGTGAGTGGGTTTGCGAACTCAGTGTCATTTGAGTGGGTTGCCTCAATGGTCACTTCGGCGTATGTATCTAAACTACTGGTGAGTACGAGTACATCCCGAACCTGTTCAGGCCGGAAAAAGTCTTCACCAGTATCAGGATTTGTAAGGACTGTATCGCCACTACTCCGTGGCTCTACCTCTGCAAGTTTCGTGACCATATTAGAGCGTGATTGACGTGATATTAGTCACATCAACACTGTTGTTATTCACTACCGCGAGTTTTAGCGTGTTGACTGTAATATCAAAGTACAGCAGTGGCTTTGTCTCCCCAGCCGCGTTTGTCGGCATTTCTGCCACGGTTGGCTCGCTTTCTCGCTCCGGAACGGCTCCTGCATCATCCCGGAACCGAAGCCCGTCAACTAACCGTTCACGGCTATTCTCACGTGGCATTAGTGGCTCACCACACTGATATCATAATCTTGGCTACTCGCCGTATCGTTAATCACAGAGTACCGCATCTTACTCGGGACTGCTTCATCCGTGACACTGCGTTCATTCCCAGTTGACGTGAGTGAATTTCTCCTCAATTCCATCCACTCATCTTCTAGTTCACTGTACCGCTCGGCAACCACAGTGATATCTCCGGGGTCGCCACCACCCGACTCTCGGACAAAACACGTCACATTATCAGCGTTATCCGATGAGTTGACTGCAACAGTGTCGGTTTGATTCCCGCTCGCTACGCCTGTGTCCGTCGTGGTGTTTTCGTCGTTCAGGATGCTCATATCTTACCATCCGAAGGTCGGAGCCGCTTTCCCGTCTGTTGCGTCTGTCTCTCGTGCCATAATACACATTAGCAATGCATCGAGTTCGTCTGGCGAGTAGCCAAGTTCCTTCTTCAGTTTGTCTTTCGGCGTGGCTTCGATTACCTTGCCACGCGAGGAGAGATGTCGGCGTTCAAACTCAAGCACTCGCGCGCCTATCTTGAGTTGTTCGTAGAGTCTCTTATCCTCGAAACTGCCGCCACTCCGAAGCCACTCACCGATTAGTTGAAGGCCATGACACCACTTGTAGCGGTATTGCTCATCAACGGCCACCTCATTCGCCGCGAATTCAGAGAATCCCTGAAATCGCTCCTGAAGGGTTTGGGCTAACTGTGCCCCCTTGCCTATCGCGTCAACGTGGCCGTCCATCTCCGGCCACTCACGAATCTTTGCGGTTAACTCTCTCTGTTGCTCTGGCAGTGGGTCTTGTGATTTGTATTCAACAATCGCCTTCTGGTCGTGTAGCCCAATCGCTTTGGTCGTGTCCACTTTATCCGCTACGTCGACACCAAGACACTCCGGCGTCTCACGAACATACCCAACGTCTCTATTATACCCCGCCTCTACGTCAGCGATAGACCACGGACGCCACTTTTCCGCACTATCTGGCGGCATGACGCCCGCCCTACGCTTGTACCACTTGATGTGGAGGTCGCTTCTAAACTCCGGGTTCTCCTTGGCCCGGATGTTTGCATCATACAACCCCTCTCGACCAACCACTGCATTCGGTTTAGTCTCTCGTGCCGCTTCCCACTCTCTTGTGGTTGGTTCACCACTTGGCGTGAGGTACGGACTACTGACTTCAATCACTCGCTCAATGCCGGGCCAACTAGAATCATGATACTCGGCCCAATCGGACTGCATCTTACTCAGACCGGCAATGCCCCCGATCTTATCCTTGTCACAAATACCACGGTCAACGCGAGCATTCCGAGATTCCCAAGTGGGAAATTGAAGTCTATGCCACTCCGGGTTGTTCATGAGGTCCGCCACGACGTTCGTTTCGTCCGTTGGCGGGTTCGCAATCACAAGGATATGGTCGTCGTCCCCGAGCGTACTACGCGCACTGTCTATGTGCTCCGCCGTCACACCGGGTTTGTCTGCTTCCTCAATGAGATAGACCACGTTATCATTATGGTCCCCTTCAAGGTCGTCCGCATACTTTGGACTATGGCATTCAAGAAACCACTCGTCGTCAAATTGAGTGTGAAGGGATCGGTCGTTGTCCTTGTAGTCACCGGGTAGCCCTGTGTTCCGCCAGATAGACTTAATCGGCTTCCAGATTGAGTTTTTCAGAGTGTCGCCATTGCCGGCGGTGACTGGAACAACCACATCAGCGTTGGTATAGAGCACTGTGACAGCCAATAGAGCGGCTGCATAAGATTTGCCCGGACCGTTCGCCCCAACAGCTAAGGTCTGCTCGTTCTGTTCCAAGGACTTGGCCATCGCCTCAAGCGTGTCCGTGACAGGATAGTCTAAAACCTCATCGATGAACCGAACATACCTGTCTTTGCCTGTCCCCGGAGCGTATTGCCCAAGCACGTCGGCTAAGGTGGCGTCTTGTTCTGGCATGGTATCAAACCGTGGGTTATATATGCAAAGCGTGTGTAGGGTAGTATGCAATGCCAACAGAAATTGGCGAAGACGAAATGATTGATGAAGCAATCGGCGAACTAATTGCAGATGATACGACTGGCTTTTACTTAGTCACAACAAAGGACGATGGCAGTATGGTATCCGTATTCAATGACAGGCCAGAAAGGCTAGAAGTAGGAGGGTTGTCCATTAACTCCCCGACGCTAAAGGCGTACTTCCATGTTTATGAAAACTTCCAAAAAATCAGCGATGAGTATGATGAGCCGATTGTGTTTGAAGATGTCTTGGGGACGCTTTTGTCTGTCCATGACGAAAGCCCTATGGCCGGAGAAACAACGTCAATTTACGAAATTAAAGAATGACCGATAGAACCACAATCAACGTCACGAAAGACGCCCATCAAACCGCTTCCGAACTCAAAGAGCAAGAAGGCCACTCTTGGAGTGAGGTCTTAGAGTGGTATGCAAACCATGTATCAAACGATGATATAGGGCAAGAGAACAACCCTATGCAAGAGTTTGATTGGTCCGAGTTTGACCGGCGACTGCAGAACCACCTGAATGAGTGGGAAGTTACGGTCAATCTTGACCAGTTAGACCTTGAACCCGTGAATATGGATGAACAAGACGTTGAGCGTATCGTTGAGCGAGAGTTAGAAAAGACGTTTGGGGACCGACTACCACAATGACCCTGCAAGAGAGGCTTGAACGATGAAAGACGTAAGACAAAGCGAGTATGACCACCAATTAGTATTGGACGTTCCAAACATCATTGCACGGCAGATTAGAGATATGTGCCGTGAACACGAACACAAGACACAGGCTCAAAAAGCCCGCTACGAAGGGCTTGCGAATATGATTGAACAGGAATTGGAGAACCAACAATGACCGATAGCTTCCTATGGAGGATTGAACGATGATTTACATCCACGAGAATGAAACCGAGGATGGTACGCAAGTAGGCGAAGGAACGGTCATAACAATCGGAAACTACAAGTTCATCATTGGAGTGTGGAAGCATGACCGATAGCGACCCATCAGACACATTTCAGATATTCGGCCAGACGATATCACAGTGTCAAACGTGTGGACAGGCTATGGTTGGTACCAAACCCACTTGTAAGGAGTGTGCAGACAAACCACAACTCGACTGGACGTGTCAAAACTGCGGCCTTGGCATCACTGGGTGGTCTACTGACCCAGAGACTGAAATCATGTGCCCCGGCTGTAATCAACGGTTAGAGCCATGAGTGACGCAATGATTTACCTCGGCATAATACTCGGCCTTATTATCGGGATTATCGCGTTTATGATTGCGTTCCCGGTTATCATTGTCTTCCTTGAGCGAGTCTATAAGCCGTTCTGTGAGTGGATATGGGACTTATTCGGCGTCTAATCTTCTTGCAGCGCCTTCCGAACTAACTCTGCCTGTTCTTTTGACGCATCTGCCTGCTGGGATTCAGGATCATGCAATAACCCCATATCTTTGAGTGTAAGCCGCGTCTCACGCTTCAACGCCGTCAATTCCTGTAGGAGCTTGTTGCTCTGTTCAACACTTACCGGCCCGGTTTCAGGATCGTAGTCAATTATCTGATTCTCGACTAAGAGATTCCCTTCGGCGTTCTCTGCGAAGTACTCGTCTGCAATCCGCTCTTTGACGCACTCTATAGCCACACGAGAGAGTCTATCTTTCGCAAAGGCGTCTGGTTCCTTCCCAAGACGATGCTCGTAGCGCGTACACAGGGATTCAAAATACGCGTCGTATCGGTCCTGTTGTGTTTCCGTAAAGTGCTTTTTCAGGTGTTCAGGAAGTGCATACAAGCCATGTTTCTGTGCTCGCTGGTTGCCTTCCTCCGGCGTCCCGTTTGACGCCATGCCCTTGTGATGATAACAGAAGTCTAAGTCGCCTGTCTTCCACGCCGAACAGTCTTCGACGTTACAGACGGCGCTCTCTGGCCGCTCATCCGCTTTGACTCCGTTGGTACTACTCATGGCTTGTGTTCTCAAATAAACCGCTTCAGTCGCCGCTCGCGTCCGTCTCATC